ATATAATTTGAACCCTTTATACCGAATTGAACCATTCTTTCTATACAATACATTATGACCATTATCATCAGTGACCCAACGATTAACAGTTTCTTGTAATGGTGAGAGCTTTGAAAAGTTAGTGTCATCTGGTAATATAAAGTCATATAAACAGCATCCTAGACGACATAAGTCAAAACTAAAGTTCGGTGCGTGATATGTCTTAGTTGTGTCTAAAAACGGTTCACAATTGTATTGCGTCGAACCATCACCACCAGGACTGAAACTGTCGCTACAAAATACATCTTCATTGAACTTATAAATGCTTCTCCCAAAATCAATCAATTTACATATTCTTCCATAAGTTGGAACTTTGTAAATATTTCCATTATATTTATACCAGATGAACTTTGCTTCAGTATTAATGAACATTATATTATTTGTGTGCAAATCATTATGTGTGAAGTTAAACGTTTTTTGATATGTTAAAAGAATCATAACTATTTGAAAAAGAATCGAACCAAGCGTTTCATCATTATAATCATTTTCTACCAAAATTTGGTCAAAAGTTTTGTCACACTTCTCAAGGCAAATCATTTGTGTGGGAAAGTTTTTAATGTATGCAAATAGTTCATCATCATCAAAAGAAGAACAATCACTACTATCATCTTGTTTATCTTTACTGTTATTATCATCATCGTCATCATCGTCATCATCGTGTCCTTCGCTGTCATCATCACTAGTATCGTCATTAGTGTCCGAATAGTTTGTTTCACTGTTATCGGATGATGATGAACTGTAATTGTCGTGCATATCATCAATAAAAATAGAAGATGATTTAAAATCAACCGGAAACTCAACCATTTCTGCGATGACAACATTATTAGTATTGTTTTCGAAACTACTATCGATATCAGAAAATGGTATATCTTTAATTTCATCTCCTAAAAGTAACTCTTCTTTGTGTTTTCTAGTGTAATTATCAGTTGAATTATTAGTCAAAATTTCGCTAGCTGTAAACATGGTTCCAATATTTTCAAGAAAAAAATCGGATGTCGTTAAGTATTCTAAATCTTCTGTTATATTAACTTTAAAATTGCTTTGTATACCTAAAAATGAACCATAGTAATCAATACCGTGAATGAAGTTATGGTTATTTAATAACATACTTGATAAGAAATAAAAAAAGTTGTCAACATAAGATGTATTATGACGACATAACATTTTTTCGTGGCAATCTTCAACAGTTGATAATATAGACGGCATATTTCTTATTTTATCGTTTAAATCATACTTTCCAATCATATATTTAATTGAATCTAAAAGAGGAGAAAATTTAATAAATATATTTCTGGATATATCAACAAATCTTTCAACACCATTAACATTGGCAATCTCATATACTTCATTTTTATTTTTGATATGATACTTATGATTCAATGCGATATTATTAAAGTTACTTTCATCAAGTTCAAATAGTGTTTTATATAATGGATTGTATTGCTGTAACTTATCAAGATGGAAAGTGTCATCGCCATCAATATTATTACAATCAACGAAATCTCCTAAATTTATGATATTTCTTTTGTGATAGTCAATCTGAAAAATGTGTTTTTCCTCTTCCATACTTGAAAATAAATGATTATACTTACGATACTAATTAAAAAATATATATAAACGAGAACTGTTCTAGATATAAGGTAACTATGAAAATAATGTGTCTATAATAAGACAATCATTAACAAACGTTTCTAGAAGTAAATCATTTCTAGCATCACTTTCATTGCGACATTTTTTATAAAAAACATACTTGTTAGTGTCGTTATGTGCCTTCTTAATCTTCCATCCTTTTTCCAATGCATTTATTATAAAAACCATTTTGTTAAAAACCTTCTTGTTAGATAACTTATTTTGTTTAGTATATATCGTAGAACTCATAGTATATATACTGATTTATCTATGAAATTTAGAACGATACACTAAATATACGGATTGATTTCATAAAATAGTTTAAAGAATAAATGAATACAGATATATGAACCACATAGCGACTACAATTGATGAAAAACATACAGAACTATTAAATGAATTTCATAAAAATGAAACAACCATAATACCTGAGTTGAAATTAAGAATAATTGAGAAAAAAAAACAACTTTTATTAACTTCAAAAATAGAGGACTACATGGATATTAAAGATGAAATTAAAACTTTACAAAACAACAAAAAACAGTTACAATATTTAAAAAAAAAATATTTAATTGATAACTCAAAACATATTTTTAATTATTTTGAAGAAAAAAAGGATATATCTGAGGGTGGGATTGTTAACATAAACGTGCTCAATAATTTTTTTAATAACAAAAAAGATTCAAACAATATTAAACCCGCAAAACATTCGACAGCGAAAAATAAATACCATGCATATTGGAAAAACGTAAATGATGAAATTTCTGCAACTTCCGAATTCATCACACATGACGATGTGTGTAGGAAATGTAATCGAGGAGAATTAGTGCCACACGAAGAAGAAGGAATTCTAATATGTAATAATAGAAAGTGTGGTATTTTTGAATCTTACATTATTGATTGTTCTAAACCAGCTAATAAAGAACCACCGAATGAAGTGTCTTACACCGCATACATACGTTTGAATCACTTTAAAGAAATTTTGTCACAATTTCAGGCAAAAGAAACTACACAAATCCCTGAAACCGTTATAAACTCTATAAGAAATCGTATAATAAAAGAGAGAATTACTGATACAAGTACATTAACATATGATAAAATGAGAGATATACTACGTAAATTAGGATTGAATAAGTATTTCGAACATATCCAATACATAAATTCAATATTCGGAATAAAACCACCAATCATGAATGAAGAACTTCACGAGACACTGTGTGTTTTGTTCATTGAGATTCAAAAACCGTGGGCAATTCATTGTCCACCAAATAGAACGAACTTTTTTAATTATACGTACACACTGTATCAGCTATGTGTTTTGTTAGATCAGAAACAATACATTCCATACATTGTTCAATTGAAAGACGATTTAAAGAGACGAGAACAAGACCAAATATGGAAACTTGTATGTGAATCTCTAAATTGGGAATATTATCCTAGTATATAAAAACAAAATTTAATGTGTGTTATTATATGAAATTTGTTACACCTTAACGTAATGGTATACCCCCAGTTATTCCTGCACCAACTGACATTCCAACTCCAGAACGAGTAGCTGCACCTATAGAAGGTGAGAAAACATCTAAAAGTGCGAATGTCGCGGCACTAGTAAGTCCAATAATGGCGACCTCTTCAATATTTAAATGTTTTTTAGGAATACTAAATGCTACAATTGCAACCATTATACCTTCGACTAAATATTTAATTGCTCTTTTTACAAATTCATTAATGTCAAACATTTCGTTCATGAGTTATATATTATTATCATATATAAAAAAAAAAAATTTAAGTAAATTATAATATATTAACGAATATAAAGAGTAATGACTAATATATGTATTCTACATACACTACTAATACTCATTTTACCTCGATAACTTTTACTTCTACAACCTTTCCTAAACTAATGTCAATCGATAAAACTCATAGTGAATTTGAATTAAAACTGAATCCAGATGGTTCTGAAAATGTAAAATATGTTGATTTATGTGACGAGGACCCAAGTATAGCTGGACAAAAATTTGTATGCGTTTCATTTATTTCACCAGAAAATATCCTGAAGAAGCGAGAACTGTATTTATTCAATCAGTTTGTTAAACAATGGGATATGAATAAGTCAATGTCTAAATTTTCGGATTTCATGAGTTTTATATCTGTAAAGTATAATTTGAATTCTGAAAATTTAACAACAGATTACAATGAATTTATCAAGGAGGAAGAGGCGATGATTAAGGAGTCGTCTCAAGTTGTTGATGACGATTACAAAAACTTTATTGATAAAAATGAGGACAGATTAAATGCTGTATTCGATAAGAGAAACAAATTTCAGACCAGCGTTCGAGGTGTAAAATTTAGAGGATGTTTTCCTACACAAGAAGAAGCTGAAATAAATTGTAAGAAATTACGACAGAATGACCCTAGTCATGACATTTATGTTGCTCCTTGTGGAATTTGGTTACCTTGGGAACCTACATACTACAAACTGAATAAGGTTGATTATCTTGAACCAGAACTAAATAGATTGCATGAAGAAAAAATTAAGAATGAAATACAAGCTAAGAATGAATTTGACAAACGAATTAAAGACGCAAAACGAAAGGCAATCGAAGAAAATATCGAATCCGCGAAAAAGTCGGGTAACAAGCTGACACAAACCATTGACACCGAGGGAAATTTAGTTGGCGTTAATACAATGAACTTTGATGATAGAGAAGTTTCAACATTGGAAGGACGTGAAGAACACGAAACAAAACTTTTAGAAAAGCTATAATTTTAGCGGATTAAATGTGTAATTAAAAGATTATTTATATATATATTTAGACACCAATAACAACAATGAAAAATGAAAAAAAACTGAAACGCATAAGTCATAAATTAAAAAAAATTAATAAAATAGACCCTGAAACGATTAATAAAATAGACGAGTTATTAATTTTGTTAGTAAAAAAAATTAAACAAGACCACAATAATACTGAATTTTATAATTCTTATACGCAATCATTATTGATTGATATTCATAAAGTAATTAAACAAAAAGAGGAAAAAGATAGTGCTTTGAAAATAGGTGGGGGTAATTTAATAGGTTCTATAACGCAACTTTTATTATTACTTAAGATAATGAATACAAGTTTATCTTCATCGTTAACACGTGTGACACAAAATGATAATATGAATATTGACATTCAAGTTCGTAGTATTCCAACTTATACTTCAAATACATTATTATCATCAATTAAAAATGTATTGAGTTCACATTACAGTGATTATGTGCAAGAGTCGAAATATAACGTTTTGAAATATAAGGAAAGTGAATATATCAAGAACTCAGTTAATAGTTTTAATAGGCATTATGTAAGCATTATATCCAATGGGGGTAGCAAAGTTAGTACTGCGTCTAGAATTACTACCATGTGTAGAGACGTTTTTTTAGGTTCAGATGTCCAAACGTTATTAAAAAATCCGGAACCGCCAACATTATCATCATTGTTTTACACAACCACTGAAGCAACAACAAACAATGACGACTTAAATACAGATTTCAACTCATTTTGTGAACTAAGTTTTCCTATTCCATATTTATATATCGATGAACAAGAAAACGCAGTTAAACTAAGAATCACCAATTCTCTTGGATATTCCAAAATAGCTGATATGTTAGACATATTATACAAAAGTATTAGTTTTAATAACTTAGGAGACGATATCAATTTAAAAATTCAAAAATTAAAATATTTAATTAAGCGTGTCCGTTACATCGAGGACAGTGCTAGACAACCTGAACTTTCTATTGATAAATTTACTAATATTTTCAATAGAGTCCAAGATTTTCTTTCTTCGTTCGAAAATATTGAAACAATATTTGGTGACCCTGAACTCCTTGATGAAAGTATTCGAAATGGTCTCAAAAACTCGTTCGACACATACTTAATCAATCAAGCAACAGAACAAAATTCTATAATGGCTAGAAATAAAGTTAACGCATATGTTCTTCCATTTTTTAGCGGTGTGTCATCTGTGTCCAAACCTACTATTGAATTTTTTACCGATTCGCTAGAAACCATTTTAAACGGGATTCATTTTGACGAACGTATGCGCACAATATTATTATATGTAATGGGAATAGTTATTGGATGTGTAGGAATTGTTAGTTATGCGAATGCGAATACAAACAATAAGGTTCATATCACTAAAAAGGAACTTCAAGCAAATATTAAAGAGTTATTACAAGCCGAATTGAAAAACAGTTTAGATTCTTACAGTTCACATTTATTGACTATTAACGATAACACTTCTAATATTAAGCCCATTCAACAAGAAAAATCACAAAATAAATTATTAGTTGATAATGTAAATATTACCAAAACACAGCACCTACTCGTTACGCCCGAAGGTAAACTAAAAAGGTGTAAACGTGGGACACGCAGAGATAAAAAAACAGGCGGATGTGTTTCGAATAACATAATTCATACGTCTATTAAGAAACAAAAAAGATGTGAACGTGGCACACGCAAAAATAAAAAAACTGGTGAATGTGTTCCAAATAAAATAAAATAAATATTGAAATAACTTTCTATATGTATTTACTTAAAAAACAGTCATTTATTTCAGTATAAGTAAATGTAGACGATTGTATATCATATCACAACAATAACTATTTGAATAAAAAAGCTTTAACTTTTCTTTTCTACTTTTTTC